TGGTCGACGGCTGACGGACAGACCATGAACAACAACATCCTTCTGGACCCCGCCCAGCCGCTCGCCAATGGTAACGTCCAGGCGGAGGCTTGGGTGTTCCCGGCCTACCAGATCCTTGGCCGCTACGTCTACACGCCGGCGAACCTGGGCAACGAGGTCCTCGCTGGTGCCGTTTCTGTTAAGGCCGCACAGACCGTGCAGGTCGTGCAGGGTTACGGCTCTAGCAACTACCTCCCTACGAACGCTACCATGTTCATCACCGCACTGACGCGTGGTCAGCGCGAGATCGATGACGTGTTCTCGAGCTACGCCGCTACGGCGCAGCGTACCTCAACCCTCCTCCGGAGCATCTGATGGACCCCCGACGGCCTCTCGCGAATGCTGCTGTCCTCGAGGAGTTTGTGGACATTTTCTACTCGGATCTGGATAAGCGGCCGGCCTTGGTGGCCTGGCTTAAGCAGAACGCTTCTCCTTCTAGGTTGCGTGAACTCGAGCGTGCTATTAACGAAGACAAGGCGGAAAAGAAGCCGACCTTCGGTAGCGCAGTCGACTCCCGCGTTCGTATTTTGGAGAAGATGTGAAACCAGACATGATGTCAATGATGATGCAGATGATGCCTTTGATGCAGATGATGTCCGCATCAAAGGTGTCGTTGAAAGACATCCTCACCGGCTCGGGCTCTGGAGCCCAGATCCGTTCTCAACTGTTGATGACGCTCCCTGGTAACATGGAGACTAAGCAACACATTCTAACTGTTCTTCAAAAGGCGGAGGCCGTTGCGAAAACGCGCCGTACCGACCTTCTAGACGTTCTACTGGGCACCTCCGCAGATCCAACTCTGATGGATGAGCTCAAGAAAGGCATTAGAAAGCTATGAAGACCGAAGTGATCTTTGGCATCCTCATCGGGTACGTGCTCTGGCGCTGGTTCTCCGGCCAGGCGATCCTCCCCTCCTTCGCCGCGCGCGATGAGGAGATGGACTACGACTCGCTTGAGTACGACGACGCACCCATCTACGCCCTCAACTGATGTCCCTGGAACCAATCGACACGTTCCGCATGGCGTCGCGCCCCACCGGCTCGCAGCTTCGGCTGCAGCCGGTGGGCTCCTTCGCTTCTTACGCATGGATCACTCCTTTTGTGACGGGTGCCCGTGTTGTCGTTCCTTCCCGTTCGTACGTCGGGAAATCTGATCTGATGAACCTGCGCAAGGGCCTTACGCCCGATGTGTTTGAATCTGCCCTGATGGATCTCGTGAACGACGTCGATGACGCCATTCGCGTGTCGGATAAGGAGCAGAAGCCGTCGGGGGGAGACGATACCCTTGACGAGGCCCTCAACGCACTGCGCGCACATCTTCGCGTGGGGCCTTCAGCGTTCCGCGAGGTCTCCGCTGCCGAGTTGGCAGCTCCCGGAGAGGCAACCGGCCTCTTCGGTACTGAGA